CTGAGTCAGGGTTGCATCCTCACAATGCAGCCCCGACTCATTTGACGCAGCATCTCGATCGTAGTTGTAGGCGGTACGTAAAAATGGTGTTTTCATTTCATTTTTCCTTTTAATTGTAAGTACTTGTTTTTAACGTAATTAGATACGTTAGAAGGTGATGGAAAATTTGCTTTAATGTCACGATACCAATAGGGATCGACAGAAGGTGCAATATTTGCCTTAATGTTAGTAGTTTCAGCTGCTGTTTTAGCAGTTACAGCAGTTGTATATCCTTCGCTTGCACGAAGGTTTTTAATTTCTTGTTGTAATTTAAGCAGCATTTCTTCTAAATTACGAGTTTGTTGAGTATTTAATTTCGTAGTCTGCAAAATATTACCTATTTCTGCAGCAGTACGTATAGTATCCGCTTCGGTTTTTAAAGTCTGGGCTGTTGTCCCAGTTGTTGTAGCTTTTTTTAAGTCTATATCAGCTTCATTCATAGACATTGACTGATAACCTTGTAATGCAGAGCCTAATGAATTTCCCATTTTAGCGGTGGACACCTGCCCCATTGATCCTACTGGGGTACCCGCTCCACCTTGTGTATAAGCAAGCATAGGGTTTAACCCAGCTTTTTTCATATCATCTACAGCAGTTTGATATTGGGTTTCCCGCATCCGCTCTTGGAAATCCATTTGCTTCGCGGCTTGCTCCGCTGAGTTACGATTAGCAGCATCGGCTATATCCCAATTTTTCTGGTTTACTTGTTGTTGGCCTATAAAGCCAAGCAAACCTCCAGTTAATCCACCAAGATTCATAGTGGATTGTCCTTGAGGTTGCATATGAGAAGAATCATATGATTGAGAGTAGTCATAAATTGCCATTAGAAATGGTCGATAAGTCCCGGTACAGAATACATAGGCATTGGTCTTGCTTTCTTTACATCAAAAAAAGAATCAAAGATAAATTGCTGACCATTGGCAGCAGCGCCTACAGCTAACACCCGAGATACAGGTGGATTTTCAGTAATAAACGTGTTGTTTAATGTTGGGACTGCAGTAAATTTTTGAGCTAAATGCCAGCCGTCGATTGTTCCGGCAGCTGTAGAACGGAACAACGATGAAATACGGCTTGGATTATAGCGATATTCCGCCCAACGCTCTTGATAACCGAATACATTGTTATCAGTTGAAGTTCCAGTAACGTAGATTTCTTTATTTAATACTGATTGTTCTCCGAGCATTGCAAATGCTGGGAAATAAAAATCATATCGTGTGGAACGGTTCCACATCTTGTGGAGACCTTGTTGATATGTAAGATCGGCTCTAACAGAAACAAGACCGATAATTACGCCATGTTCAGTAAACGATTGGCTAAATCCATGATTATGAGCCAGGGCAGTACCCATAGAAGCAAGTGTACCCAAAGGGGTTGTTTGGCCAGTTTGGCCAGTACCACTTGTTTGAGCAATCGGATTAATGTTAATCGGTGTCGAACCTCCTCCGAGGTATTCGGGCCGTTGCAAACGAGAATCAGGAGAGATAACGCCAAAGTGAGACCTAATAATCTCAGTATATCGAGTACCACCACGAGCATCTCGTTCCAATAATTTCTGAATTTGAAAAGATTGGCGAAGTTGGTTGATAGTTGCTGCTGTAGCTGTTGATAAATCTGCATAGAGTCCAGATACTCCAGAAGTAACTACACCAATAGTTTGTGATGTAAGTAGATTTGTCGCAGCCCAAGCTGCTCCATTGTTTGTGTTGTAAGCGTCTTTTGAAGCTCTCAGACCTGCGTCTGTACCGGCTTCTAAGCCGAAGTTGAATGCGCCTTCAGTTAAACCTAATGCTTTACCTGTTCCATAAACAGGAGCAGTTGACCCTAAAGGTAATGCTACTGATGCGCCTTTTTGAGGCCATGGTAAGGCTGACGTGAAATAGTCTTTACGTTTTCCACGCTTTAATAAACTGTAATTAGTAGAAGTATCTGGTCCATCACCAGTATCTACTACTACAGAATTTTGTAAGTTTTCATCTCGGAACCATTCGTTCCAAATAAGATTGTATGCACGTGGCCAAAAAGCACAATGCGATACAGTATTGCCGGCAGTTACCTGACCGACAGTAGGCAAACCCATATAGTCTTGCAGAGAGCCTATTGCATAGCCTCCAGACGGTGACACCTGTTGTGGGATTACATAGGAGATTGAATCTCCTGGGTTATTTTGTTGTCCCATAAATTTTTGCCAGTTTGACCAAACTAGACGATTTGGGACAAAGAAGAAGAAACTATCCAATACCATGTTATCCATGATTGGATATAGTGGCGTTGCAAGACGGGCAAAGGCCGTCATGTTTAAGTTAAAAGTATCGCCAGGCAGTACTTCATCTACATATACAGGGACTAGATTTCCCGCATCGAATGTAGTTTTATGTGTTGATTGACAGTCGAATTTTGAACGGGGAATATCCGCTTTAGGGATTGTAGTGAATTGATGAAGGTTTACTGATTTATTGCGATGCATGTTATTTAACCTTTATGTTTTCCGATGGAAAAGGTTTCCCTTTTCCTATCGGTTTATTTAAGTAGTTATTTTTACTTGTTTACCAAGTGATAGTAATTTTGGTTGATCATAGATATCGAAGTTACCAGAGTTGTCGTCAAAGACTCCGAACTCATATAGATCGAAATCGTCGGGGTGGTTGTAAAGTTGATTGTCATCAGCATTACGATTGATTTCATCTGAGAAGCTCCTAATAGCTACGCCGGAGCTAGGCACGAACATTGGTCTGCCATAGGCATCCGCAGCGCGGTCTTTTACAGAACATAGGATTAATTTCATGAGGTTTCCTTTAAGTGAGGGTTCGTTTTAGTTTACGCAGTTTAGCAATTACGACTTGTTCCTTAACGGCCAATCGTTCATAAGTGTTATCTGCGTGATTAAGTTTAGCACCATTTTCTCGAAGTGCAATTATTTGTTCGTATTCATATGGATTTTCGTTTTTAAATTGAAGGTCATAATATTTTGGAGGTTTTATTTTTTGACCTCTTAAAACGATATAGTCGTGAGGAAATACGTCATTTTTATATTTTTTATACCAATTAAGCCCTATAGCGGGCTTTAAAGACATTTTGTTGAATTCAGGGGTTCTTATAACCCCTGTTTCTTGATCTGTGTAATGATTTTTTGAATTTTTACCAGTTTGTTTTTTCATAATATATCTTGCGACGTAAGCAGCTGATTCAAAGTTAACATCTCCAATGGAGGAATAACCAAATGGCCAGAGAGTTTCAAGGTCACAGGATCTATATATGAGAGAACCAGAGGAAGTCCTTTTCCATAATTTCTTATCATGAAAGTCGAGTCCGAAGATACAGGCGTGGAAGTGAGGTCTGCCGAAGTTTTCGCCATATTCTCCAGCCATGTAATAGCTAATCTTTGTAGTTGGATATCGTTTTCTGAGTCTTTTGATAAAGAGTTGAAAGTCTCTGTAATGAAGCGATTGATCGCTTGGGAGATGTGCGTCGTCATATGTGAGAGTTATGAAACAGTTGTGTTGGTGTAATTGGGCTTCATGCATACAACGCATAGCCCATTGTCTGGAACGTTCCAGACGACAGCCGATACATTGCCCACATGGCAATGATACGGCTTGAACGATGTCGGGGTCATTTTGTTTAAAAATGACACGACGATAGACTTTGCCGGTGGCAAAGTTAGTTGAATATCCGCTGAGTCCAGCGGATAAAGGGTGATAACAGGCCATGTGAGGTGGTCTGGGACTTTATTAAAGTCTCCAGCCTCCACGCTGGGGAGCAGAGCGCACATTTGCGCTTTTTGTAGACTTTCCATGCCTACGGAAAGTTTTTGCATGTTTATGTTTTGACATGCTTTTGCGGTGCAATATTTTCATTTTATTTTGGCCTTAATTTATCAGGTTTTAGTGGTTTGGTGTCACCTAGCACAGTTACATCTAGTAGAGTAACTGTGCTTACGGCTATTCAGCCGTTTTTTCTGAGGGACTTTCAGCAATATCTTGCTGAACACTTGCCTCAGGATCTATTAGCCCAAGGGCTAATGCCTCAGCTTTATTGTCGGCATTTTCGAGGAAATTTATCAATTCCTCAGGATTATTATTAAATCGGGCTCTAATTTGAGCCGGCAAGCCGTCAAATTCGTTCTCAGCTGCGATTACGGCATTAAGAGCTGACTGATAGTCAGATATGCCTGTGAAATCGCCATAGCGTGGTGATAATGGATTTTCCGGTAATAAACCGGTAATGTTGAATTGACGAAGAATATTATTAATATCCGTTTCGTCTTTGAAATGCTGCTGAGTCAGGGTTGCATCCTCACAATGCAGCCCCGACTCATTTGACGCAGCATCTCGATCGTAGTTGTAGGCGGTACGTAAAAATGGTGTTTTCATTTCATTTTTCCTTTTAATTGTAAGTACTTGT